GGCTTTAGTTATATTCCCTCGTCAAAAGATGTAATAAAAAAAATAAAAACTAAGTTGCTTCCGCATCAAGCATCTTTCTGCGATGATACAAGCCATCGAAAACTTGCTCTTGTTTGTGGCTTTGGTGCTGGTAAAACTTATGCTTTAGTTTCTAAAAGTATTATTCTTGCTTGCATGAATGTTGGTCATATATCTGCAATCTTTGAACCTACAAGTCCGATGCTAAGAGATATCTTGATGCGAACAATGAACGAGCTTCTTGAGGAGTGGGAAATACCTTACACTTTCAGAGCTTCTCCTTTGCCTGAATACCAACTTACCTTTGAAGAAGGAACTCATACGATCCTATTAAGAACCATTTTGACTTATCAAAGGCTAAGAGGACAGAACCTTTGTGCGGTTGGATTTGATGAGGCCGACACCGTAAATAAAAGAGACGCAGAGCAAGCAATGAACATGGCTCTTGCAAGATTAAGGTCAGGAAATATTCAGCAGTTTTATGCAACAACAACTCCCGAAGGTCACGCTTGGGCTTTTGAGACTTTTGAAAAAAACGCAAAGGAGGATACAAGATTAATAAAAGCAAAGACAAGTGATAATCCTTATTTGCCAGAGGGCTTTATTGATTCTCTTTTAGAAAACTATCCACCGCAACTCATACAAGCCTATCTCAACGGAAACTTTACAAATCTTACAACGGGAGCTGTCTACTCCAGATTTGATCGCAACAAGCATTTGGTTGATAACATTCCGTTTGATATAAAGATGGAAACGCTCTTAATAGGGATCGATTTCAACGTGATGAACTGTAATGCAGTCGTAGCAGTCAAAGACGGAGATAAATTGTTTGTGATTGATGAAATTACAAAACAAAATGATACAGATGCATTGGCTCAGGAAATTAAAAGAAGGTATCCTACGAACAGAATATTAGTTTATCCAGATGCAAGTGGTGCTGCCAGATCAACCATCAACGCTTCAAAGACAGATATTGCAATTCTCGAAGGCTACGGTTTCTCAAGCATGGCATTACGCAGTAACCCACCGATCAAAGACAGAGTTCAAACCTTACAAGCACTCTTGGAAAACAGCAAAGGATGGGTGCGTTTGGCGATTCATGCCCGTTGCCGACGCTTAGTAGAATGTTTGGAGTTGCAGAGTTACGATGAAAAAAGTGGAGATCCAGATAAGCAGAATGGATACGATCATCTTAACGATGCTTTAGGTTACCTTGTATATAGAGAATTTAATATTATTCATGCAAGGGCAGGCCGACGAACTGGTATTAGAATATATTAAAAGTAATGATATTATGAGGAAAAACCGTGTATAGCTCACTAAATATTTACAACCAGCCTGTAACTTTAGCTCCTACAACGGTTGCATCTCCTAATGCTGCTTATCAAAGAATGGCAAATTTCTGGGGCTTGATTGAGGATTTGAAAGAAGGAACTTATAAAATACGCAGCGAGCATAGAAAATACTTACAACAAGAACCAAGAGAGACTGATGATGCCTACGATACAAGGCTGGCAAGATCCACGGTTGTTCCTTATTTGCAACGAATAGAAAAAATGCTGTCGGGAATGCTGGTGCGAAAGCCTGTCCGACTTGACGATGTATCTGATTTAGTTAGAGAGCAGCTTTTTGATGTTGATCTTGAAGGCAACGATCTCAACGTTTGGCTCTATCAAACTGCAAGAACTGCAATATCTTTTGGTCATGTTGGTGTGCTTGTTGATGCACCAAAAGAAGGAGAAAAGGCAAGACCTTATTGGGTAACTTACACACCAAGAGATATTCTTGGCTGGCGGACAGAAATAATAGAAGGCACAAGGCAATTGACTCAACTGAGACTTATGGAACAAGTCGTGGAATCTGATGGCAAATATGGTGAAAAGTTAGTAAAGCAAATCCGAGTTCTTGAACTTGGTCGATATGAAATACATCGCAAGGATAAGAAAGGCGATTATAAATTAGTTGATGAGGGGGAGATGAGCATTAAAGATAAGATTCCTTTCGCCGTTGCATATTCAAACCGAGTTGGATATTACGAGTCACGCAGTCCTTTATATGATATTGCAGAACTAAACCTCAAGCATTATCAAATACAAAGCGATCTTGATAATATTCTTCATATCAGTTCTGTTCCTTTGCTTGCGGTTTTTGGTTATCCAAACGCAGATGAGATAACAACTGGACCTAATGAAGCTTTATCTTTACCACCAGAATCAAGACTTGAATATGTTTCTCCTTCGGGTGACAGTTATGACAGCCAGTTTAAAAGGCTTGGAGATATAAAAGATCAAATAAATACTTTGTCATTAGCAGCGGTGCTTGGTCAAAAATTAGTCGGAGAAACTGCTGAGGCAAAGCGGATTGATAGATCGCAAAACGACTCAACGATGATGGTTATCGCACAGCAAATGCAAGATTTGATTGATAACTGCCTTAAATATCACAGCGAGTATTTAAACGAACCAAATGCTGGAAGTTCTTTTGTTAATAGAGACTTTGTCACCGCAAGGCTTGAGCCAGCAGAGATTGACAGCCTCCTTAAAATATATGCTGCAAATGGTATCAGCCAAGAAAAACTTCTTGAGCAACTTGCAAGCGGAGAAATACTCGGAGATGATTTTGATATCGAAGAGGAATTAGAAAAAACGCAGTCGGGTGGGTTGATAGAGATGAACCCAGAAAGTGAAGCAGCTTGATAAATGGCAGTTCCAGAGGCTTTTTACAGAGAAGCTATAGACCTCAACAGATATAGCAACAAGGTGCAATTTCAAGTTGCTACCCAATTTAATGAAGTTATTCTTGATGTTCTCAGGCAAATAAGAGACCTCGAAGGAAACAGCCCAGCAACAACTGCAAGACTTAGATCAATATTGGCTCAAATGGTTGAAAGTTTAAAGGGGTGGGAAAATGAAAGTGCTGCTTATATGATTGATGAATTGCAAGGATTGGCAGAGTTTCAAGTTGGTTTCGTTCAAGATCAGTTACAGAGAGTTTTACCAAAAGGAGAATTTCAAGTAAACACCGTTGCTGTTTCTCCTGACTTTGCAAAATCAGTTGTGACCCGAGATCCCACTGCTTTGACAATCCGTTTGCGTGATAAAGATGGCGTGTTCAGAACTGCACAGTTTGCTTTGACCGCTAAAAGAGGATCAGATATATCACTGCCAAATGGAAAAACTGTCAAAAAAGCATTCAGAGGTATAGCTGATGATTCAGCTTCGAGACTTTCAAAGGCAATCCGACTTGGTGTTTTGGAAGGAGAATCTTTACCAAAAATAGTTAGAAGGCTCAAAGGTCCAAATTTAAGTTTTGTTAGTAAACCTCAAAATGCTATTGCGTTAAACTCTGCTTTAAAAGATTCAGAGGGAATGCTCTTATCAAATAAACAAATCCAAACTGTCGTCAGGACATCCGTTAATCAAGTGCAAAATGCTGCAAGTCAGGCAGTTTATGCAGCAAACCGCGATATTACAGGCAGATATCAATATGTTGCAACTCTTGATGCAAGAACAAGCTCTATTTGTCAAAGGTTAGATGGCCAGTTGTTTAAATATGATCAAGGTCCTGTTCCTCCTCAACATTTTAATTGCAGATCCACAACTGTTCCAATTATTGATGACGACGATCTTGCCAGAGCCTTTCCAAACACAAGACCTTCTGCAACGGGTCGTGTTCCGCAAGATACAAACTATGCAAACTGGTTAAAAGATAATCCTGATATTCAAGATAAAGTCCTTGGAAAAAAGAAAAGATATTTTAACTTCTTGATGAGTCCCAAAAGAGGAAAGAAACAACTAAATGCCACAAATGCCTTAAAAAAAATTATCCGAGAAGATGGAACGGAGCTAACATTAGATCAATTAGCCAAACGATATCCAAATGCCAATTAAAAAAGGGAAGTCTCAAAAAACAATAACAGGCAACATAAGAATGCTTATGAAAGAGGGTAAATCAAGATCACAGGCTGTTGCGATTGCTTTAAGTTCTGCTGGTAAATCTAAACCAGCCAAGAAACGCAAAAGGAGATAAGATATATTTAGTTGCATTTAAAATCATGCCTTCACACTACGGATCAATGAAACCAAAAGGAAAGAAGAAGAAAAAGAAAGGAGGCAAGAAGTAATGGGATATACTTTCAAGGTTCAAACTTATGATGAACCAAAGCCAAAGGCTGAAAACCGTGAAGTAAAGCCAAAAGCCAAAAAATCAAAAAAGAAAGGTGACTAGACGCTTTAGAAAAGTTCCAAAGGATAAAAAAACTGGTGTCGCTAAAAAATATCTTAGTGGGGCCAAAAATAAAGCTGCAAAGGCTGCTGAAATAAAAAGAACGGCAGCAGCTTATAAACGAGGAGAGTATATTGATATTGAAGCAGTACAAAAATCAAGGATCGCTCAAGATGGCAGAAAGACCAAAAAGAAAACCACTAAGCGAAAGCGTAAAAAAAACACTTAAAAAGAAAGCTGCCAACAGCCGTTTTTCTTACACGCAACTAGCTGCCGTTTACCGCAGAGGTCAGGGAGCATATCTTGGTGGCGGATCAAGAAACGTATCAATGGCAGCTTGGGCGATGGGGAGAGTTAATAGTTTTATAACAGGAAAAGGCGGAGCAAGAAAGGCTGATGCTGATTTATTGAGGAAAAAATGAAGAAAAAAGAACTTACAACCCGACAAAAAAACGCTTTGAAGCGTCATAAGTCAACTCATGGACATACAAAAGCACATATGGATGAGATGATAAAGGCCATGCTTGCTGGCAAAACATTCACCGAAGCTCACAGGCTTGCCATGAGGAAAAAAGGTAAATGACAATCAAGAGGGGTGGACATACTTTTGCTGGTGTTGATAAACCAATACGAACACCAAATCATAAAAGTGGAAAGTCTCATGCTGTTGTTATAAAACAGGGCGATGGCTTTAGATTGATCAGATTTGGGATGCAAGGAGCTAAAACAAAGCCTCCAAGAAAGGGTGAGTCAGAGGCAGATAAAGCTAAAAGACGGTCTTTCAAAGCTCGTCA